TACGCTTCAAGTACATATCACTCGCCCCGACACAATGGTGCTGTTTTCTTCCCTCCACGGTGATATCCGATGCCCTGCGCGGTACCGCGATCACAAGATCTTCTGCTTCGAACGCAAAATGCTCTGCATTCTCCTTGTGATTCTTGGCTATATTTAAAAATTTCCGGTTCACCTCTTTATCGCGTTCCCTGTTTTTCATGGCATTCCGTTCCTCTGCGTACCTGTCGTGGTATTCCCGCAAGTTCTTCTGGCGTCTTACAATATCATCTTTTAAGTCCATCCCTCTGTTCTCCGCCATATTTAAGTAATCCACGTAGGTGTTCTCTGTGTCGTGCAGATTCATGTGCATAGATTTCATTTGCTTTGTCAAATAGTTTAGCTGCTGTATCGTATTCAGTCCTGTTCTTCTGCATAGTGTACCAATCCCCATGACTGGTGCCTGTTCATTTTCGATTTTTTCTGACAGGTCTTGTGTGAGTTTTCCGCCGTATGTCTGCTCTAGTTGCAGCAAATAAAGCGTCCTGCTGCCCCCGTTCCATTCTTTCAAGCGGTTATATCTTTGCTTGTCCAGCTTCAACACCTCGTTGATCCTCATTTTCGTCCTGTCAAAGCAGGAACTATATTCTTGTGCTTTCATGATTTCATCAACCAACCGGTGCAGCCCTGCTTTCTGCAGATATTCCAGATACGGGTGTGTATATAGCCTTCGCAAGATATATGCCGGTTCTACATAGGTTCGCCCGTAATCCATCAGTTTCGGTATGTTTACATTCGCAAACGGTTCTTTTTTTAGTTCTCTTTTTAGATTTGCCGTGTACATATGTGCTTTTCCAAACCGTTCGTAGTATCCGTAAAATCCGTGTGACAGCGGATGGCACCAACGGCTAACTCCCGTGTTCTTCCACTCTCCCCATTCAAATTGTTCCGTTTCATCAAATGTTTTCCCCAATCGCGTCCGGTAATTTTCCCATACATCTATTTCCGGATTTGCCCACTCATTTTCCAGGGTCCATTTTATCTTGCAGTGAAACCCTCTAAGGATATACCCGGACTCGTCCCGGAGCTGCTGGAGCACTCCAACCCACTGTTCATCCTTCACGGTTTTTTGCTTATTCCACGATCTCCACGTTACTTCGTGATGGCATCTCGGACACTTTCCCTTTTCTCCGTGTGTGATCGCCGGCGGAAGATCCACCCAGTTTCCGCAGTGTGTGCAATATCCAATCGCGCGTTTTCTGTTTTTCATGTAAAAAACGCTTTCGTCAAACACATGGCTTCGAATCCATTCATTCAGATCTTTTGGTGCTTCCGGTACTTCTTTCATAGTCGCATCAATCTGTTCGATTTCTGACTGCCACCGTTTTTTTAGTTGCTGCACACCAAGGTCGTTCTGCCAGTCAAGTACCGCCTGGTATATATTCACATTCGCTCTTGTTTCAAAATATTCATTTACCAGTTTTCTTTCTTTCGACGAGCTCCACTCCTTTTGAGTGTATTTCCACGTTTTTCCATCCACATCCAACGAATTTATCTTTCCGGTTCTCCACTTTCCATCCTCCGTAAGTGTTACATGCTCATCTTTTTTTCTATCGATAAACACAGTATACATTGGTCTTTTTGATGTCTGTATGGATTCATGCGTGAATATGGCCACTTGCAGGATATCCCCGTGTACTGCTGCCCGGTAAAACCTCACATACTCAAAAGTCTCTTTTTTCGCGCTGCAGCCATTGTTCCTCGCGGTTGGTACATCTTTTCCCTCTGCATCCCGGATTACTGGTGTGACCAGAAGCTCCGGGAGCTCTTTCAGCATTCTCTTTTTCATTCTGCTCCTCCCAGATAATAATCCTTTATAATCTGCTTCGCCCGTGCCATGCCCGGAATCCCCATCTTTACATTCGCACTGGATACTCCCGCAGCCTTGCAGATCTCAGGATCAACCGCATAGCAGTTTTTAAAACTCCACTTCAACAGTTCAGCAATACAGCCTTTCACAGACTTTCCTTTTTCCCGGACTGCTGCCGCCATGTCCTCATGCTCTGCGCAGGTACCCTTGATATACTCTACCCAGTCCATCACAAGCTCTTTAGGCTTTAACTCTGCGCACTCCACATCAATCTTTCCGATTGCAGCACTCATCGGATCGCACAAAAAATCAATTCCGCCATCCACAAACACTGCTGCAATCTCCTCATCGATCCCGTTTTCTTTTGCCAGTACTTTTATGCCGTCAAAATCCCCCTCCGATCGTAGATTTACAGCCAATTCATTAATTTCTGCCGCACTCGACAGCTCTCCAAACTTGTCAAACATACCTTTTACCTCTCTTTCTCTCAACTTCCGTCTGCATCCACTTCCGGAAACTGTGTTCCTCCTGACAGTGGATATGTACCTCATGTTCCTGTAACAGCCCGTCCAACTGCTGCCACAGATCCTTGTGCTTTACCTCTCGCCCTTTTACGGTCTTCCAGCCATTTTCTTTCCAACCGTCCATCCAGCCGATACCGGATGCCACAAACCGGGACTCCGTATAGATGTGCAGTGTGCATGGTGCCTTGATATGCTCCAATGCCTTAATCACTGCCAGCAATGCCGCCTCATTTGCTGTGGCTTCCACCTGTTCTTCCCGCGTCACGTCCGCAGGTCCTTTACTGGTCTGCGTCTCCAGTGTGTAAATCACCATCGCAACGTGGCTTTTTGGGCTTTTCGCGGATGTTATCGTGTAAATATTTACGTCCACAGCGCATCATCTCCTCTCGGTGGGTGAATCCGCTTCTTTAACGTGGACTTTATGCGGTTTTCCGGTAGTTTTATCTCTATGTATTTGCAATAGCTGTATCCGGTATATGGATTGGTGCCGATGTAGAGGCTTTCCAGGTCTATGTAATACCCCGGTGTCGGCTTCGGACCATCCTGGATCAGCTTTCGAACCGTCCGGTGACTGTATCTTTTCCGTTCCGGCTCTGGCCGGATCAGATTCCGGCTTGATGAGTAACTTAGCAGTTCCTTTTGTTCCTCTTTCGGGAACAGGCTCAATTGCTCATACTCTTGCGAATCTCTTTCCGGCTGCTTGCATATATATGCAGCCAGGTCTTTAAAATCTCCTTCCTCGTATGTGCTCCGCCAGTCCACCAGCCCCTGTGTCCGGCATCCCGGCCGGAGCTTTTGCAGTGCAGATTTCTGTAACGCCCTGTCCCACGCATCCGCAATAATCGCATCTGTTTGCTCTGTCCACAGCCTGTTGATAAGGATGTGGAAGTGTATGCCTCCGCGTTCCCCTACTTCCAGCCGCCCGATCCACTTTAGCGGGCTCCCTCTTTTCCTGTATTCCTGCCGCAATATCTTCAGGAAGTTGGTTTTATCATTCTTTACTTCCTCCACCGTCAGGCGCACCCCGGCTGGGTACTTGCAGCAGCACCAGAGATCTTTCGGGTGGAAGTTCGCTTTCATCGTTCTTCTCATCCTTGTTTCTTTTGCTCTCTGGTTATTCTTTGCCACCTGCTCCGGAGTCAGTTTCTTTTTCTTCTGTCTCTTTTCCCCTTTTGCTCCCCATTTTCCCGCGAACTTGAATTCATGTTCAATGGAGTTGTCAAATCTATAGATGTCGTGCCAGTATGCCATACCTTTCCCCTGTCCTAACTTTAATATCTTAATAAAGCCAATAGAAAAGCCCTTAAAAGCCGCTATTTTCTTGACTTTTTCGGCATATATGGTATACTGTTCATAGACTTGTTTAACAATATACCTTTTGGAACGGTTCTCCAAAACCGTTCCTTTTTTATTGTCCGAAATAAGTTTCTTTGTATCGTTTTTCTTCAAAACCTTTGTTCTGTTTTATGCACTCTATGTAAGCTCGTCTGACCCAGTCCTGATTAAAGGCTCCCCAGACCGGTTGTGCATCCCTTTCGTCAGAATCGTTCTGGTTCAGAAACAGCTTTTTGCGATCCTCCTGTGGCAGATCCACGAACAGCGCAACGCGTTCTGCCGTGTCATATATATTCTTCGCTTTCGCGTACTGTTTTCGCATATACGCTTCTTCAAATTGCTGTGCGCTCGCATAGAGCTTGTCCCGGATCTGCTCCGCGGTCAGCATGTCGGCTCTACCCTGTACATAAAGTACAGGCGTGCTCTTTCGATATTCGCCAGAAACGTTCCTGTCTCCTTATCCTCCGGCCACTTTTCCGCAATCGCCTTGCACTTTTCCTTTACCTCATTTTCCGTCATTGTCGGCTTCTGGTAGACGTTTTCAATCTTTTCAGAGACAGCATTCATGAGTCTTGTCTGCCAGTCATAATGTGGTGCTTCCCTGCGTTCCTGCATCGCATCCATCACCATCAAAAGTTCTTCTTTTGTCAGTTCTAATTTGTACATCTTTTCCCTTCCTTTTCCGGATTTTCGCACAACCATCTTCTATCTCCTTTTATGTAAAAATCTGTATTAACCCACTGTCTACTAATGCTCGCAGGATAACTAATATAGCCAGGCTGTCCAGTAGGAATGCTGCCATCATCCACGCTTTTCTCAATATCTACACTCTCCTTTTTTATTTCTTCGTTTAGCACTTTCCTAAATCCTTCATTTTCTTTTTTGTGCTTGGGAAAATGGATCACACGCGGCATATCCGGTTGTCTCCCTGCTATCCCACTGCTTTTTTGTACTGGTCCAGCATCCCGCGGTATATTATGTAGTTCCATCTCTTTTTCCCCTCCCTGCAATATGCGTACCCAATCGGGAGTTTTTGCGCCTGCATCATGTATCTCAACGATTCCTGGTCCATATTTAGTTCTCTGGCCGCTTCTTTTACTTTCACTCTTTCCAACTCCATTGTTCTCACCATCCCTTCTTTTTCAATATGGAATACTGTTTTTGCAGCCTTATTTTTTATGCTGTTGTATTACGCGCTTACCTTTGTGTCCCGCAATTCCATGCCGATCAGAATTCCTCTCAGAAGAATCTTTTTTTCTTCCGGCAATTCCACCACCGCTTTGATAAATGTGCGGTCTTCTTTTCCGATGTTTGTTACATTCTTATCACTCATCTTCTTTTCTCCTCTCTACTGTGCTGTTGTTTGTTTCTCCCCTCCGTGCTATTATCGCCTTACAGGACGTTGCCGCGCCCGAGTCTAAATTCTGAGAGGAGGTTGTTTTATGTGGGAATACGAAAGCCCTATTGGTACGCTTCGCATTGTTCCTCTTTCGAACGGTCGTTATGGTCTTGAATACGACGGCATCATATGGGAAAGTTGCACAACGCCAGAAGCGCAAGCTGATGACGTTTATATGCACGTCACCGGATGTTCGGCTTGGGACTCCCTTGACGGCCAGGTCGTAGATTGTCCCTGTGAGCTAAGTGGTTGGGAACGCATTCTCTAATCGTTCTCATCTCCGCTTTGTGTTCTGTGTTGCATACGTTCATATGTAACGCAGAGCACATTAACTGTTCTTACCTCATCCATCAGCGTTTCTGGCTTTACGGAGATCTCTCCATTCTTTGCTTTTTCAACCCTCTGCTCAACGTATTCTGCATACTTCGCCAAGATAGATTCGAGTTTTTCTTTTCCCATCCTCTCCCTCCTTCCTCTGTGCTGTTGTTTGTGCCCTATGTCTACATTCGATTCTTCCTCATTCAATTTCCTTTTGTCATATTTGTGGTACAATATATTTGCTAGATAAATTTTCACAAAGGAGAACGCCTATGAATGAAGAACTATGGAAACAATGGTCCGACTGCCATCAGTCACCCGATCAACAAAAACGAATAAGTAGCGCCGCAAAAGCCGCATGCACACCAATCGAATTAGATTCCGATTCCGGTACCGGTACTTTCAAAGGAAGCTCCGGCACTCACACTACCTCTTTGGAAAAGTGTTCCTGCATCGACTTTAACCGCCGTAAACTTCCCTGCAAGCATATGTACCGTCTTGCAATGGAACTTGGGCTTTTAGACGTTTCGCACAAATCAGATCTTAACGAGGTTGCGGATGCATCTTCTCCAAGAATTCCGATTAGCAAAACCGTTGAGATCATCGAATCACTTACTGAATCGCAGCAGCATTTGTTGCACGATATAGTAAGCAGAATGAATTCCAAAAATCCCACGTCTGTCGTTGAAATAACTCCAGATTTGTTGGCACTTCTGGATGCGCAGCTATTTAGCCGTTCGGACGAACTTGCCACCGTTTTATCCGGCTACAAAATAGCCGAATTGCGAAAACTGCTTTTATCGTTTGGAAGCGGATTCAAAGCATCTCGAAAAGTCGATATCATCAATCATCTTGTAGAAAACTACAGTGATAAGTTGGAAACCATGGATATTTGTTACACTGCAGTCCATCTTTTGTCTCGCATCAAATATGGAAAGGTAAATATGTATCTCCACCGCAAATTTGACACAGAGAGCATATGGCAACCAGAGGATAATTCCGTTGAGTTGCCACTTCTTAAAACTGCACTGCCACATGATGATGTAACAGATCTGTTAATCAAATATGGCTATTACGACCCTGATTCCATAGATGACACGACGTATTTTCGTTAAGCATCGATCCTGATGACATATCATAAGTTTTATTTCACTTCGCCACCGCTTCCTACGGTGGCTTTTTCTTTTTTGATCGTCCTCTCTCCCTCCTTCCTCTATGCTGTTGTTTGTTTCTCCCCTCCGTGCTATCATTGCCTTACAGGACGTTGCCGCGTCCGAGTAAATCCGAAGGGAGGGTCTTCTTATGAGT